CTTCAAGATCTCTAATCTTATCTTTCAGTTGAGAGATTTCTTCAATCATAGCCATAAACTTATTGAGATCCATCTCAACTTCGTTACGATCCATATCGCCTGAAAATCTACTTCTGTTATCTTCCATCATAAAAATTTAGCTAAAACTACACTTATAACAATAAAAGGGTATACACCCCATATCATGTTTTCTAATTTATCAAACCGCTTATCCCCAGACTCTAGCCTGGATTCAATATTTTTGTAGCGAATTGCACACTCTCTTTCATGCGACTCTAGTTTATTGAGAGCATCTTTGACAGTAGCCATAAGTTATTTTTTCTTTTTTTTAACTTTGACTGTAGTGTAAGCTTCATCAACATCTGGGGTTGATGGATCATCAGCTACATACCTGCCTTTTTTGTTTCTTGCTCTGACTAGCTCTGTTTCATATTCCTCTTCTTTTAAAGGATTTGGAAGCTCATCTGCTGGCAAAGGCTTAAAAAAGCTAACTAATTTATTCCACCAACTCATTTGTCTTTTGCCTTTCCAATATTAATTGCACACCAATCTATCACCCAATAAACTTTTGCAAGCATTTGGTCATCCTTTGGTGTTGGGGTTAAAGCACAAATAAGTGATGCACCTGATATTACCCAAGGTGCTAACTGTATTAATTTTAAAGTTAAATCTAACATATTTTACTCCTACGAAGTTGGTTCTGTTGGCCAATCACCTAGTGGTCTTACTGGTGGTGTGGCATCGTTATACACATATAGTGCGGCCAAAGCATCTACATTTGCAACTGCATTTATCTTTGTTCTCATGTCTGATGCGGCTGTTCTTACTGCTACTCTGTAATCTAACCAATCTGAAGGTATGGCTTTTGAACTTTCTGCATTTCTAACTACCATCCAGTCATTAGGCTGGAGTAAGCCATAAGCTTGATTGTCTATTGTTTGAGAGTGTGTATATTTTAAACCTCTAGTAACATTTCCATCAGTAGTTGTATCATCTAAAGGTTTTGCTGTAGCTGTACCATAGGTGGCTGTAACTTTGCCACTCCCAAATGCAAAAGACTGATTCGTATTAATATAATATTCAGGGTCTTTATAATTGGTGTTGTTTATAACAACCTCATAAATGCCTATGGCTTCTAGCTCAGAGCTAGTCCAAAGCATAAAAATGTTGCTAGGATATTGAATATCTCCTAATGTTAATTTTGTTGGTCGTGTATAGACTTTGCTAACACTTCCTGATTCTACTAATGCCCACATATTATTATCTTACCTCTATCTTGCTGTTGTTGGAATACCTGTTGAACTTGTAAATGGTGATTCTGCAAATGCCATGTAGATGTAGGTTGCGCCTGATGTATTATGCCATCCATCTGTATTTCTTATTTTAAAACCATTACTTAAAAAATCTGTATTTGCTGCAGTTCTAACATATTCAGCAGAACTTTCATTAGCTGCTATTTCTTTACCAATAACATTAAAATCAGACCTTTTGTTATCAAAAATAGCCCAAGCGTCACCTGCTGCACTACTTTTTTTAACCAGTACCCAAGCAGGTTTAAAGCCTGTATAGACAAACGGACCATTTGCATTTCCGTTACCGACATAACTACCAAACTTGCTAAATCCTTGTACTTCTGCAAACACATAAGCTACATAATTAGTACTATTAGTATTTGTTGGTCTGTAACCACCTGACCCACCTATTGAATAAACAGAAGATGTTGGTGCTGTGTCATTCCAGTCTGTAAAAGTTGATGCTGCATCAGTTTGTGGCATTTGTAAATATTTAGTCGGTCCAATTGCTTCGTGATAACAACGCCAAGTTGGTACATTAGATGACCCACCTCTGTCCTTAGATATAATCATTTTAGGTACAGCACCTAAACCATGTCCTACTGTTTGACCTGTAGCACCATTACCTGTGTAAGTAACAATACTAAATCCTGCTGTAGTATTGGCTTGAATTGTTGTTGTTATACCACCGTCTGAGTTTGAAGAAGTAGTGCCTCCAGCGGCTTTCCATTGCCACGCTACATAAAGACCACCACCAGTATTTACTCTATCGTTTGGACCGTTTACTGTAAATCCATCTGTACCAAATGCTTCTACATCAGCAGTAGAAGAAACTTCACCTAAATCATTATTAGTGCTGAGATATAAGTCTGTTCCTCTTGTGCTGTCTGTAATAACATGAATGTCTGCATCATTTCTTGATTTAATCCAAAGCCAATCAGGTTTTAAATTACTATTTCCATCATTTGTAACAGCAAGTTGAGAGTTTTGCCCACTATAAATTTTAGTCTGAAAATGTGCTGAAGGATCGTCTATATTTGTATAAGCCATTATCCAAACTCCGCTAAGTTTTTAGTGCATATTGCATATCCATCTTGAGTTGGGTATTCAAAACTTCCATATCCGTTAGGGTCTGTATTTGCTGAAGAAATAGCTTGTGCAGTAAATCCACCAAGATTTACATTTATAGTGTAGCCACTACCATAAGGTGCGATATAAGGAAAAGCATAACCTGATGTTTGCATAGTACTTCCACCATCATCAGGCATGGTTACATGAAGTGAGCCGTTTCTGTACCATTTTATTTTATTGTTATCTAAATCTACAAGAAACCCATTAACAACATTTGCACCATACCCATCACCATGTCCGAAACCTGCGGCATAAAAAGCATATCCTGCGTTATAAACTCCTGTGCTATTTAACCCTGCATCCCATTGTGTATCAAAACCAAGACCACATAATCCCTCAGAACTAGAGCCATTTGCAGTTGATGTTGCTGTCCATTCAAAATACCATTTACCACCACTAGCTATATTTAAGCCTATAGTTGCATAATTTTGAGCATATGCATTTTTAGAGGCGGCTATTGATGTAGCACCATTAAAACAAACATATGACTCATCATCTCCTGAATTAATATCGTAAATTAAAGGATTGAGGGTTGCAAAATTATTAGTAGGCGTGTCAGTCGCTTGATCTGCGGCTGTGATGTTGGTTTCTGCAAAGTCTGTACCACCACTAGCATCATTGCCCATATTAGAGCCATCTTCAAAGTCTAAGTAAAAACCATTAGTGCCATGTGAACCTGTGTAGGCTTTAGGTTTCCATATACCACTATCATCATCAAACTCACCAAAAGAAGTTGGGGTTAATGCAGTTCCATCAACCAAGTGTAGTTCTGCCATGTAGCCATTAAAAAGGTTTGCGTAAGTGGTTTCTTCATTAGAATATTTACCCACTTCATGCTCATTAGTGCTGTTCATAAGAGTGTCATAATTTAAAGCCATATTGTCATAGGTGCTAGTTGAAAATGAGGTTTCTTGAACACCATTAACCCAAACTTTTGCTCTGTTAGATGCTGTTCCTTGTGTTGTATCGCATTGTACAACTATGTGATACCAAGCGGATGTATCTCTAAATAATCTATTGGTAATTATAAAAAAGTTTTCACTAGCCGCTCTAAAATTAATCTGTAGGGCATTGCCATCAAACTGTATATAAGTATCACCCGCACTTAATATTTGGTTTCCACCTGAACCTATTTCTGTTCTTTTAACCCAACCACTAAATGTCCAAGTTTTTCTGTTCCCAGCAGAGCTTGGTGTTTTACTAAGATATTCACTATTATCAGCTTCAAACTTACAAGAGTTAGCAATATCATACCCAGTCGAGACACTTCCTCGATTAGCAGTTCTCTGTAGGGTTTCCATTTTAGCTTTGTGTTAAGTTTTGACTAATACCAATATTTTGCCATTTTGAACCATTGTATCTAAAGGTATAGATGTCGGTCTTTGCATCTGTGGCGGTCATGGTTGGAGTTACATCTCCCACAAATTCAAATACAGCGTTCCATGCCAAAGTATATGGACCGCTCGTGGCGTGTTGTGCCACCTCAATACTAATAATAGCTCCTTCAACATTGTTGGAGGGTGCTGATATGGTTGAGTTTTCTTCTAGTAATAAAAATGCATTTGCCGCGGCTTTTGCATCCCAGGATACTGTACCGTCAGTTAAAGCTACTTGACTAATGTTGGCTGAAGTAGATGCTGTAACTATTTGTGGCATGGTCACATTTTGGTTCTCATCAACTGAGATAGCTGGTGTTGTACCAACTGCTGAACCAAGACCTATAACCAAATCATCTGCACTATCATCAAGGCCTATATAAAAGTCTTGAGCGTTACCGTCAAATACTATTTTAGTATCTTCAGCAGTAGCATCACCTATGGTAAGAGTTGTACCGTTAATTGATAAGGTATCTGTAACTGCTAAGTCAGTAAATACATCTAATACTGCTGCTCCGCTTCCTGCTCCGTCTAATTGAACTACAGCAACTTCGCCATTTCCTATGGTGACATTAGCTCCAGAGCCTTGTGAAATAATTATATTTTGAGATCCACTGGTAGCGTTTTCAATAATTTGCACACGCTTCATTGTGTTAGGGCCAATCGTAATGGTGCAAGCTGAATCTAGCGTACCTGTGTATTTAAGATAAAAAGCTCGACCAGCATCTGATGTACCATCTGCTACTGTCGTTGCATGAGTATCTGCGTTGGTGGTAATGCCTTCTGTTCCTATGCCTAAAGCTTCACCTATCAGCTCTAAATTAGCATTTGTAGAAGTACCCCAAGTTCCAGACTCATCACCTGTAGCGATTTCTTTGAGTCTTAGATTATTAACGTAAGTTGCCATATTATTTTACCTCGTCTATATATTAGATTATGCCGCCACTTCTGTCCAATTAGGAGTTTGTGAATCGTCAATTTCTTGCCATTTAAAAGGAGTGCCAAGTTCTCCTGTAGCAGATACGCCTGTTATTGTAACATTAGCTTTGCAATTAAAGGTTGGATTGCCAAGATATCCAGCGGTATTACCGAATACATTTACCACAAACTTATTATCAGTTTTTGTGGTTGCAGTACCTAAAGCTGATGTTCCAGCTTGTCCTGTTGGAACTTGATTGGCTTTGGCTATGGTGGTTGGTGAGCCTACAGCTCCAGTACCTTCTTGACCAGTCACTGATACATTTGCTTCTGCATCCGGGACGATAGATCCAACGCCTGTTGTACCTGCAAGGCCGCTAACACTTATGCTATTGTTTGATATGGTTGTAGCTGTACCTAAAGCGGATACTCCAGCCAATCCATTGACTCCTACAACCCCTGGCGCATCAACCGCTACGCCACCATTTACAATAGTTGCAGATAAACCGCTAGGTGATACTGTAGCTTTTGCTACAACTGATATTGTTCCTAGAGCAGAAGTTCCTGCTCCCGGAGCTGATAGTGTGACTGGTATGGGTTCGCCCCAGGTTAATTGACCCCAAGTGCCTCGACCCCAACCGTTAACAATAGCCATTTAAGGCTAGGCGATTCTTATAATCGCTGTTGAGGATGCTGCTGCTGGAAATACAATAGTAAAGTCTCCAGCGGTAGATGTTTTATCCCCACCAAAGTCAATTGTTGCAACTGATTTGTTGCTATCGCTTGAGTTGTAAATCATACAACCTCTAGCTGTTATTGTTGCTGTACTGAATGTTAAATTACCAAAGTCAGTAAAAGCAGTTGTTCCAGAGCTAGTAGGTGCAACTTTAGTTAAAGCTGATCCACCTGTACTATAACCAGTTCCGCTAGCTTGACCAGTTGTTGTGAACGAAGTTGTGGTAGCGCCTAATGTAGCTGATGATGTATACAAAGCTAATTTGTATGCGTCACCATTAGTTGCAAAATTATGATTGCCGAGCAACAGCTCTTTTTTAAAGCTTGTTGTAAGTGTTGATGATATTGCCATAATATTATAGTTTCCTAATTAAATCAGCAGCTTCTTTTAAACCTGCTTTTTCTAATTCATTGTTTATTGTAATCCTATCAGATTTTATAGCGTTTTGCATATACTGTTCAATAACTTTTTGAATGTTATCTTGATACTCATTTACTTGTTTTTTTATGTTTTCAGGAGCATCTTCACTTACAGATACAATTTTTTTAATACATAAGTCAGACCAAAACTCTACTGGATGGCCTCCTTCGCTGGTTGTATGTACCTCAATCATTCCTAATTCAGGACCTGCTTTGTAACTCATTACCATTTATTCGGCTCTCCTACTTGGTTTTTTTTAAGATGACTATCATGTTTATCAATTAATATAGGTTCTTTTTCTTGTTTAAATTGCTGTACTTGACTTCTTTTTTTTGCAATTAAAATGCCTTTTTCATCAGTTATAACAACCAATGGATCTTCAAGCCTGTGGTAGCCATAAAGTTTTTCATGCAGAGGAACTGCTGTATCAAGCAAGTAACTTGTATGTGCAACTTCAACTTGAATGCCTTGATTCATAGCTTTGCTTAACCAAAACTCTACAGATGCTCTGCCTGATTCAGCAAAATGCAGATTGCCTTTATAACTAAAGTCAACTCCAAATAATTTTATTTTTGCAACTTTATTCCAAACAGCAAATGCAACTGCATACGAAACTGTATTATTTAAATAGTGACAACCACATGCACCCAAAACTTCATCAATAGGATATTCAACCAGGCCAGGGCAACGATCATCTAACTCACATGTATAGACTGGGCCTTCATGTTCAGTGAGAAGTTTAGACATACTATTGGTTTGTCCCCCGGCATCATCGGTATCTAAAAATCTAGATGCTGGATCCATCATAAATACTCTATCGTGAAATATAACTGATGCTACTGAATTAATAGCCCATACCTCATCAAAGTGTGCGCCATGTGATTTTGCTAAATTATAATCAAACCAACTACTGCCCATGCCGACAATAGCCACAGTTTTACCTTCAAGTTTCTTGATTGGTTTCATACTCTCTCTCCTTTATGTAACCGTTGTTCTAAGCGAATCGTATCTATATTCGTCTCTTCTACCTCTTGCTTCTGCTTTGTTTTTAAGTCTAGCCATTTCTTGTTGAAATCTAGATTCGTATAAATTCATCATATCAGCATCACCTTTCATAAAAGTGTAAGCTTCTACCAAACAACCATACAAGAGTCCATTTCTTGCATGTTCTGATATCCATGTACCGGTTGTATCTGTAACCAATGAATTAGGTTTATAAAGATAATGTAATTCTGTTACATAGTCTTGATCTGGTACTGGAGATATTATAATAGTTGACTCTCTTGTCCCTGTATTTAAATCCTTATCAAAGTCTCCATAATACAAAGGTAATCCACGCGAGCCAGAGTCTGTTGGATCTGGAGCATATTCTTGCATAAAACTGGTATGTTTTTTATCCAAAAAACTATAGTCTCCATTTGACTTAATGACTGCTAATGAAAAGGATAATTCAAAATCATCTGGTGTTGTTAAAAATCTTGAACCAGTTGTCATTAAGCCTTTTACATTTTTTCTAAAATAATCAAACTGAACAAGCTCAAATATTCTTTCTTCTGTATTTTTTATTATATCGTCTAGAGTGCTGACAAATGTGGCTTCACTATTTTGAGTATAGTTTTGAATTAAAGTTTTTAATTCTGATAATGTTACTGGACTGCTCATACTAAGTATTTAATTGGCCACCCATACCTGAGTGATTAGTACAGTAATAATAAAGCGTAGGTGCTCCACTTGCAACTTCTATCTGGGTGTAAGCCCCTGAAGATCCGGGAGTGCCGCTTGTAGTAACGCCTGTTGTATATTCAGACCCACCAGAATGAGTTCCATTTGAAGTAGTAGAAAATCTTAACGGATGATTATTGTTGGTACTATCTGACTGGTCAAATTTGTAAGTTTGGCCTTCTGTTAAAGTTAAAGTTGGAGCGCGAGAACCATCAATATAAAAATAATTTGCCCCTAAATAGTTAGCTACAGTAACTGTATAAGTTGTTGGGCTAGGTGTTGGACTAGGACTAGGACTTGGACTAGGGCTTGGACTAGGCGTTGCAGCTGCTCCTGATATTGTTATTTCTCCTACACTTCCGGTTGATGGAGGAACTAGGAAGTTTGTTCCTATAATATCTGAGTTCATATAATGTTGTTCATAAATATTTGTATAAATAACAACTACAAAACCTTCACCAACTTCTTTGTCTGTATTTGGTCTAGGTTCATATAAAGCCTCTGGATCCATTACATGAGGCAATGGCTCAAGCTGTGGATGTTTAGGTTCATAGCACTCAGGACAAGTCTTTAAACCATTCCATTCTTTTTTTAATTGTCTAAGGGGGTATTCAAAAGAACATCTATCGCATTGTGCTATTGCATACTTACCTGTAGCGTATGCCATACTAATATCCGTTTCTTAAATAAGGCGCAATTCTAAAAGAGGCCCTATCTTCATCTTGAGACAATGCTCTTTCGAATTCATCTTCATACATTTGTTTTAACATAACCACTCTGTCAGGAGCTTTTTTAATTGCTATGTAATATGCAAGTCCAGCGGCAAAACATGGGTAAAATCTAAAAGGCATATCCACGGTGTTAGTCCCGGCATCAGCATCATCCATTCTTACTAGCTTGTTAAAAACCAATACATCAGTAGAGTTTTCTGGAGCTGGCCATATTTTTAAAATAGGAGTGGTAAGTTTATCTAGAAAAAATTGAGAAGGTCTAGACTTGGTTGACTTGGTTGGAATATTTAAATATTCACTTCTGCTAATCATGGACATCTGAAGATCTAAATTAGTTCCGTCAGTGTTTCTTCTTATTGAACAATCTAATATATCAATAACATTAGAGTTTAATGTGTAATCGTTTTGACCTTCAGTAACTGTTTGAGTTGATTGTTCTATGGTCCATTGATTAAGACCTCTGTTAGCCCATTCAGCAAGCATAAGGTTAATGGAACGTTTTGCAGTTTTTAAATCATAACCAGTTCTAAGCTCTAGGCCGCATCTTTCGAATGCTTCCTCTACGAACTCAGCTACGTTTGGTTCAAAATTTGTACTGCCTGAAAGTGCCATTATTTCTTACGTTTGGTTGTTTTAAGAGATCTTTCTATTTGTTTCGCTTGTTTCAAATGAAGCTTTGAAGCTCCTTTTAATTCTTTAACAAGTTTTTTTTTCTGTGATACTGATAATTCAGTCATTATTCCTCCGTATCGTTATACAAGTTATCGAAAACTCGATTTACATCCAATGTATAGTCTAAATCAGATTTAGAATAATGTATATGTGCAGAAGGTTTAAAGTCAGGTGCCCCTTCTCCAACCTGAAACCAAGCCGGGTGGGTAGCTCTAACTCTATTGTTTGGCAAAGCTACAATGTTTCCCGTCCATTCTCCTGCATCAAGTAGCTCTAAAACATGACTGCTTTTATGTTGGGCAGGATCATCTGCTATCTCACTTTCTGCATAATCGACAGTGAAGTAATATTTTGCCGGGAACATTTTACCATCAATCTTAGCAAGCCACGGACATGGTGTTGCTCGATTCATAACATAAACAGAATTATGGTGAGATGAACAATCCCAGGGTTGTGCATCATGTACAGCCATAGGTTCTGGCCATTCTTCAAAAGGAGTATCGCCAACTAAAGCTGTAATAGGCATACGAGCCCACATAGCGCCACCGTGAATTGTATCTTCTGGTTCGCCTTCTGCTTCTACGCCTGTAAATATAATATGAAAACCTAAACAACGATTTGGCATAGTGGTAACACCAATAGCCATTGCATGCAAGAACTCACCATGATATTGCTCATGGTTGTGCGTGTACTCTCTCCTTACCCAGCACTTAAAGTGGGGTATATTACTATATAAGTAAGACACTATTTACTTACTTTACCGCCTTTCTTATAACCTTTAGTGCTTACCTTTCCGCCTTTTTTATAGCCTTTAGTGCTAACCTTACCACCTTTCTTGTAGCCTTTTGATTTCATCATCCCGCCTTTTTTCATGCCTTTTGATTTAACCATCCCACCAGATGCGTAGCCTTTAGTTTTTTTAAACATAATTGCTCCTATGAAAATTTAGTTTTCTTTCGTCTATTGCTCATTACTTTACCACAACCTCTAGCAATTCTTCTTACTTCGCCACCATTTTTTAATCTGACTTTTGCTTTTGGAGTATTTGCTACAACAGTCTTACCTTTCTTTCCTGCTGATTTTTTCTTTCTTGCTGTAGACGCTCTTTCTGCTTTTGATAAACTTTCTGCTGTTGCTTTTGGCAGACAACGATCAGGGTTTTTTTTATCTGGACTCGTTCCACATTCTCCCAAAATAGAACCATCTGCTCCTATACGAACCCACTTTTGATCACGCCATTCTTTTAGCTGGCCCATTATCTAAGTCTTTCTTTCATTACGATGCCTTGTCCTTTGATGCTAACAAGTCCACCGTTCTTCATTTTCTTTTTAGAGCCTTTTGCGTAGTTTGGATCTTTGCAATATTTAGATGCGGCCATATTTGCATAGGCGCTTGGGTATGTATCAAAAGTTCTTTTAGCCCAAGCTTTTCCTTTTGGGCATATTTTTCCACCACTTTTTGCTTTAGCCATTACTTCCTCTTTGATTTAGCTCCAACACATTTCCATCTTTTTCTTGATAGATTGTTGGGAGTGTTAGGGTCGTTTTGTTTTTTCTTAGATAGTCTTTTTTTTATACCAAGACTTCTAGCGCAATATGAATCACCCTTAGATGTACCGGGCTTTACTCTTGCTCCGCCACCTTTAGATTTGCCTGCTTGCCCGTAACTAACTTTTTTACCAGAAGCGGTTATTTTTACTTTTGCTTTACCCCTTCTTGGAGTTGTTTTTCTACTTCTTACTGCCATAACACTTAATATAGTAGCACTATAGAAGTGCTACTACAAAAATTTAAGCAGCGAAGTTTTTAAAAAGAGTTAACACTATTACATACGAATCGCCACTTGAGTGACCAGTTGTAGTAAGAGCTATGTCTCCTGTTTTTCCACCTGCTGCTGCTGTATTTACCAGTCCGCCAAACTCTGTAAAGTCTTCTGAATCAGCATAGTTTTCGTTTAAGTCCCAGCAAATAGTATTAGTGGTTGCAACCCACAAAAGTTTTGCACTCATCCCAAAGGTTGAATAACAAATTTTTGCAAGACGAACACCAGTACATGCTTTGCCAAAGTTATTAGGCTGTAAAGCACTAACATCTACTTTTGTGACTGCACTTTCACCATTACCATCAGATGTATTAGTCAGCTGAATAATAGCAAGCCTATCACTATCTAACAGAGTTGTTGAAGTTACTGCATCTGCCATAATTAGCTCCTACTTACGCGTCAGCAAATGGTGTAACTATTGTTCCTGAACCAATTAATAATGAATCGTGAACTAAATAAGTAACTGCATCAATAGCTGTAACTCGTACAACACTTCCTGCAATACCACCTTTAGTTGATCCATTCATAGTCATAACATCGTTAGATGCTCCTGGAACAAAAGCTTTCTTAGCGCCATCGTCTACAGCTACTAATACTGCACCTTCAAATTTGTCGGTACCATCAGTTTTAATATCTAAGTCTGTTGCTGCTGTTTCTATTACAAAATAGAAAGAAGCACCAATGTTGTTAGCTTGGTTAGGGTCTGTAGGATCGCTTGGAGTTGCTGATGAGATAGAAGGTAAAGTAAATTTACCGTCTGCATCATTACACAATAAGATTTTTCCTGCATGTGCATCTACTGTTAAAGTAGTATCTGCGGTTAAAGAAACAGAGTTATTAACCCCTGCTGAAATAAATCCTGCCAATGATTTGACTGGACCTGAAAAAGTTGATTTAGCCATAAGGTTCTCCTAACTAAATGTGTTGCGCCATCTTTGGAGTAAGTCTGCCGAGCCAGTTGGTGCAACTATTAATCCCGGTTTAATTGATTGTAAATTAAATATCTGTAAAAAGAAAGAAAAAAAAAGGGAGCCGAAGCTCCCTTTACCAATAGAATTGGGTTTATGCACCTTGTGATGCAAATAGACACCTTGGGTTTGAAAAACCAAAAGAATATCTTTCTCTAGCTTTGAATCTGACGTTGCCAGTATCAAAGTCACCTTCCATAGAAGTTGAAAGAGGAGATCTCTCGAAGTGTTTAAAACCATCAGGACAATCAGTCTTCAAGAACCATGCATCGTTGTCTGTTAAGAAATGGTTAACTGAATAACCTTCTGGGACCATTCCCATATTCTTAAGAGCATTGATGTCATTGTCAGAAGTGCTAACTCGGCCAGGAGTATTGAGTAATCTATCAGCCACAAATTGTAATTGTGGTGGGACTATCAATTTAGTTCCTTGTAGAGCAAGAATCATGTTTCTGTCATCAACAAAAGTTGAGATAGAAATGATTGCATCTTCTAATGAAGTCTCATTTAAGTCAGTATAAGTGCTTGGTCTGTTTGAGAAAGTACCGCCACCAGTTAATGGGTGAGCTGTACTTACTAGAGCAACACCATCTCCGCCAGTAAAACTGGATGAGAAAGCATTATTCAACACAGAAGCAGCTTTTACTTGCTTTGTATGAGCCATAGATCGTGCTAGAGCTTTTGTATATCTAGCTCCTAATCTATCGTATAGGTTATCTTCGATTGCTTCTTCAGTAAGTGCAAATGCTAACGCAACAGTCTCGTGAGAGTATCTTGCAGTATAGCCTTCTGAAGCGTTGTCGAATGCGACTCCGTTTCCTTCAGCTTTTACTTGTGCGTTACCGAAACCTACTATTAAGGTTTCTTCTTCAAATGCTCTATCTGATGACTCAGTATCAAAGATTTCAGCATGCTCGCTTTCATAGCGATTATACTCCATCCCGAATAAGGCGTTTAGACCTGGTTCTAGCTCTTTAGCTAATTGTGAACGATTAATAGCCATTGTTAAACTCCCGTTACTTGAGCGTAGAAGTGCTCGTTAATTTTGACTATCAAGTTAACGTTTGCTGATTGAGAACCAGTACCTAAAGTATTATTCTCAGGATCATTGGAAATTCCAACAATTCTAAGTTGAGCAGAAGTAGCAGCAGTGGTTCCACTGATTGTAACATCAGATTGTCCATCTACTGTTGAACCAGCAGAGTATACAATATCAGCATTGTTACCAATAACTGTTTGTACAACTGAACCAGTTGCAGCACTTTCTACTTCGAATAATGCATTAGGATCGTCAACAACGAAAGCCACCGCGTCTGATGAGACAGTACCGTTAGGCCAGTAAGGAGAGTAAATTATTTCCCCACTAGAATCAGTATATCTGCATCCTCTGAAGACTCCCAGAAGAAGATCACCAGCAGCAGCTACTAAAATAGTACCTGTACTCGCCATCTTAACTGGATCGCCTGAAAATATGTTTCCGCTTGCACCTGAAGCAATTGAGTATTCTGTAGTCCCTTCGGAGTTTACATTACTACCCAGTTTGCTATTAGGTCTTAAGCCGAAAGCAGCATTTTGGTTTGCCATAGTTATTTCCTAAATTAAATTTATTTAAGAGTCAGTAAAGTTATCCTTTACTTCCTCCGCCAAATGTTACCCTTGACTTCAACTCTCTCGAGATTGGCATCGCGGGATTTTCTTCACGCATCAGGTCGTTCTCTACTGCATGCATTTGGTTATCAGTTTGGGCCGCGAAATATTCATTACGCTGATCTGCGATTTCTTTCGGTATCTTGCACAGTATTAACCCACCAACACCAATAATTCCAGCATGTCGACCATCATCGACTATAGGCAAATCATGAAAGCCGGGAAGTTCTTCTGGTTTAACTGGCTCGAATCCTTCACGAAATCTTTTTGAGACATTCGTTTTGTCATCTTGTCCAGCTACAGATTCTCTTACCCATCGATAAACAATTCCTTGAGATTTTGCAATTTCTACAGCTTCTTCTGGAAGCTCAAGAGCTGAAGGCATCTTCCAGGCTTTTGGCCTTTCTGATTTACTTCTGGCTTCTGAGTCTCTAGGGACTCTGTCATCGTTGCTATTTGCTCTCGTTACTTTTATCTCTTTATTGCTCATGATTTTTGTAGCCTCGCTTTTTGTATTGCGTAATCTTTAAATGACACTCCAAGTTTTTTGGCTAATGCCTGTTCACTTGGCGTCAATTGAATACGATTCTGTTTGCGTCCAGTCGATGTGTTGCGTGTGGCTGAAGCGACTGTTTGGACGTTCTTTTTCGCTTCCACGTTAAACTTGTGAGGCAACTCTTGTTGTACCCTCTTATCAATCTCACTATAGTACTGATCAGAGTCAGTGTCAAAGCCTTCATTTTCTAGTTGCTTATGAACAGCAAAGGCAACTGACGTTGCAACTTGGTCTTGTCCAAACCAAGTATTCTTTTGTGCCCACTCTCTAGCTTTAGGAGATGGCTCATTAAACTCTTCAGCTGGTTGAGCATATTGCTCTGGAGTTTGATTTTGTTGTTGATTTTGAATATAAGCAGCTTCTTGCTCTTCGTACTGCTTTTGAGCTTGAGAGTATTGCTGAAGCCTAGCTTTATCAGTTGTAGCTAAAGTTAAAGCTTCTGTAGCTGAAGCAATAGCTTCTGAGTCTCCGGCTTCTGTTGCTTGTCTTAATGCTTGTTTTGCCAAAGTCATTTGAGATTCAACCCTGTTGGTGAACTCATCACTGTAACTACTAGAGAAAGACTTTTGTTGTTGTCTTAATTTTTCGTTTTGATCTTTAAGATCTTTGGCATATTGAACCGCCATGAGTTCTCTTCTTTGAAACTCTTTGGCTTGAGCAACTGCTTTGTTAATTCTGTTTTGTGCTAGAGATGCTCTTTTCTCTACCTCAGATAAATCTTTTGCTTGTTCCTCTACTTTTGGAGAAACTGCAAAGTCTTCTTGAACTTCGTCTTCTGTTACAGGAGAAACTTCTTGAGAATCATCACCCAATGAAACTTCGACAGCTTCATCGCTTACTTCTTCTTCAACGCGTCTTTTCTCAGGCAATGCTGCCTTTTCGATCTTCTCGTCTGTAATTTCTATGTCTAAATTTTCTGCTTCGTTTGCCATGCTTTACCTCTCTTATAAAGATTTAATATCGTCAGGATCTAAAATTGTTCCAATGATGTCATCGTCATTAATGATTCTAACTTCGTGATCATCTTCTAAACGGAAACGGGAACCAGCATATCTGCCAATTAACACCCAGTCTTTTTCTTGACACCAGGGTTTGTCTCCATATTTTTCTTTTTCTTTATAAGCTAAAGGTCCAACCTTTAGAACGTAAGCAACCACTGTAGACAAAGATTCTCTGTCCATGGTTTCTTTAACGAGCTGAATACCGCCTTCAGTTACACCCTTACCTCTATAAGGTAAAACAAGAATACGCCATCCAGATGGATTTGGCATTCTGTCTAATAATGATTTACTGAGTAGTTTGGGATCTAGAACTCTTGCTTCTTCTGTTACAAAAGCTTTATCAAGTTCTAATGAGGCTTCTTTTTTTTCTTCTATATTTTCTGCGACTTTGTCATTCATCGATATCATCCATATGCAGCGTTTCTTTTAAATCGTCTATGAGTGAGCGAACCGCCGATAACGCACCCATATGATATTTGTACTCTTCCATGGATTGTACATTCCCTGCTGAAAGACTGTCAACTAAATCCTGTTCTCTTTTGCGCAGAGTCTTAAAAAAATACTCCGCGAGTTTTACGCTATCCATGGCTCTCTCCTGCCGATGTGATGTTTATCTTAAATTAAAGTTTCCAAAACTTGGAATCATTGGTCTTCCACCCATAGCTGGTTTTCCAATTTCTGGCATTTCAAACTTAGGTAAGTTTGAAAAATCTATGTTAGGTATGTTTGGTATGTTAGGTATGTTAGGTATGTTGGTTCTAGGCATTACAGGCGGAACAAAAGGGACTGGATCTCCAACTGGCATCCTTGTTACTCTGCCTTCTAACATATCACCTATGCTCATTCCCGGACCACGAGGTCCATCTGGTACTGGCATAGTTGTGAATCTTGGTTCGTCCACAGGCATAGGCCCAATTGGAGGAAGATCTCTAGGATCAGGCAAGAAACTTTCAATTGGCTCTGGTTCACCCATTTCCATTCTGTCTCTATATTGATCCATAAGATCATCGTAATCGATATCAAAATTAGGAAGGCCGCTAAAATCTAAGTCTCTTATAAAATCTGGTATTCCCGGAAAAGGACCGCCTGGTACAAAAGGCTCTGGTTCTGGTACAGGAGAAGGAGTTGGTGTAGCCAACTGGCCTTCTAGCTCTGCAATACGATCCATCATCTCTTGGAACCTTGTATCTTGAGCTGCTTGTTCTTCAGCACGCTGTGCCATCTCAGCTTCTCTGATTGGAGCTTGAGTTGCTTCGTACTGTTGTTGAAACTGTTGACCCATGGGAGATTGCATTTGACGCATGAACTGTTGCCCAATTGGATCAGGTCTTACATCAGTTGGCATGAAAGCTTGAGTGGGCTGAGGTGGGGCATTGTAGCCTTGGGGGGTAAAATATGCTGGTCCACCCACAACCGCTGTTGGTCTGCCTATCGGCATGGGTTCTGGTGGTAATGCCATTTGGCCAGGTGCTTGACCCAAACCTTGAGAGTAGCCAGGTACTCTAGATGGTTGACCATACATCTGATTTTGTAAACCAGCAGGTGCAACCATTGCATCACCAATCGCCATTTAAGAAACTCCGTTAAATTTAGTGCCTCTTAAAGCTGCGCCACCCCCACGAGATTTACCTTTGCCATATGGTTTAGGTGCGCCTGGGTTTGGCATACTTTCTACTTGCTTGTAGTTTACAGTGCCTTGGTCTTTGATGGTTACGCTTGGTTTAACGCCTTTTACTTTTTCCATTTTTATTACCTTTATTTTTTCTTGCTTCTTGTAGAGCAATCGCAATGGCAGTTTTCTGTTTCTTACCGCTGCGTGTTAATTCACTTATGTTAGCAGATATTGTCTTCCTACTGCTACCTTTTTTTAAAGGCATATTATTTTTTCTTTTTAACTGCCTTCTTAACTACCTTGGCCTTAGTCTTAACGACAGACTTAGACTTTTTGGCTTTAGACTTGACCGTTTTGGTTGCTTTCGCAAGGACCTTGTCTGCATCTTTGTCTGCTTTTTTGGCGATCTTGTCGATGTCGATATTTGCATTCTCATTGATGATCGGTTGATTGCCATTTAATTTTGCCTCTTCTTCTTTCATTACAGCCTTGTTTATTGCTGTCATTTTTTGTCTAACTGAACTCATTTGTTACCTCGCATGATATCCATTGCTTTGAATTGATTTTGTTGTTCGATCCTTTCACGAGCAATTGTGTCTTTCATCATAGCAATTTCTTTTTGAATTTGTAACCTTTGCTCTGCAAGTTCATTGCCTTGCATTGCTTTCATTGCATCAAACTGTTGACGCTGCACAAACTCTTCACGCTTGCGTTGTACATCATCAGCTTTAATGTCTAGCTCTTTGCCCCTTAATTCTACCAGTGGATCTGGCATGGGTGGAGGTGGCATAAACATTTGATTAATTTGTTGCATTAACTGAGCAACCACCGCAGATACATCACGAGCCACAGAATCTTTTAGTTGCTGTTGATAACCCATAGACATTTCTGGTGGCAACATATTGATCTGTTGCATTGTTGCTTGGAACTCTGGGTTCTGAGCATTTTGTTGATCTACTATTTCAGCGGCCCTAAATGAAACATGCTGATAAACGTGTGCTTGTATAAGAGATAAGACTGGCGGATTCGATTGAGCAGTAATGGTGTTATACAAAGACATGTGTGAATTAATGTGTGCATCATGATCTTGTCCCATAAATGCTTGTTGGGGCAATCCTGTAATCAGCCCTGCGTTCTCACTTGCTGGGTCCATAGGTTGTGGCTGTGGAGGAGGTGGCAATAACTGTTCTATGTTTTGTACTCCCATGGCCGCGTACATTCTTCTATAAGCTTCATGAATACCATTCGGGCCATGAATCTCTGGATTGCTTTGTACTGTTCTAAGTAACTCTTGAGCCATCATGACTCGTTGCGCCATAGAGAAAGTATTCGGATCTGATATTGGTAAGACGTCTACACGCTCATCAAAGTCCACAGCCTTGATGGTTTGATTACCATTGGCTGTGTTGTACGGATAAGCAGGTGGCAAGTATTCAGCAAAAACCTTGGATAAGATTTCAAACTCAATTCTTTGAGATGCATGCAATCTTTTGTGAATTGCAGACATAACTCTTGTGCCACGCTCAAGTAGAGCAACCGTTGTACCTACCGGCGCATTTTGATTCGCATCACCAATTTGCATGTCAGCAATAGATGCGAAACGCCGACCACTATCGACAAGGATTCCCAGGAGAGAAAGTAGAGTTTGAGAAGGTTCCTTGAACGGTAACGGTACAAAGGCGTCTCGCAAACTTCCACCGGGAGCGTCCATGTCTCTGAACTCACCTGGTTGTAAGGGTTGATCGTCATTGCGAATACGAATTCCACGCGCCTTAAAGCCAGCTGGTAAATTGGATAAAGTACCAGCGTCAATAAGTTGACGTAGAATGGAGGTCGAGGCTTTGGATAAGCCTCCGATCATGTGGGTTAAACCAAAGCCATAGAATCCTAGGCCTGGTAAAAACTTGTAATGCACAAAGTAATTGATGCGTTCTTTTAACTGATCATTTTCTTTGTAGTTTCTTCTGATGGACAATACTTTGTCATTGGCCATGGTAACGATGTATGGCAACTTAATGCCTGTCTCTTCACCTTCAGCGTTCATGTCTTCAAAGCCCGGTATGTCTAACTCGACATGGGACTCAAAGACTTGACAGCTATCATCGTCTGAATAGCTAGGCTCAACGCCCTGTAACTTATCGATCTCCTCTTGGATTTCGTCAGTTTCGTCTGGATTTACTGTTCCATAGTTTAGTTCTACATCACGATAAAAACCAACTTGTTGCAGCTTGCGTATTTCATTCATTGACATATTAATCACATGAGTGATTCTTGTCGCGCTGTGTAAGTCTGTTGCCCCATATGGAACAATTAAGTCTTCACTTGGAATGAACTTAGAAACTGCTCTGCCTAAGTTTTGATCGTAATATACTTTTCTAAAGGCTGAACCACTCAGCGGTAGGTAGAACAACATCTGATCGGTTTCTGAATCATACTCACGCATAACTTGCATGAGCTGATAGTTCATGAACTCTTGCACGCGTGATGCTTGTTGTTCTGTTTCAGGGGTAGCCATGCCAATGACTTGTGTCTTGACTGGTCCTTGCGATGGTAAGAGTTCGTTATAGGCTTGCGCTTGGAACTGAGTTACAGATTCTGCAAGCAATGGATGCATAACACCAGAAGCCCCATCAAATGGTTGGGTTCTTTCTTCGTAGTTCATACCAAGATATTCTAGGCCTTCGCGATATGTTTTTTCCCATTCTTTGCGTGACTCTTTATCAGCATCGATGCTGCCCATCAAATCATTTTTGACTGTTCTTAGTTCTTTATCATCAATGATTTCAGCAAGGTTGGCATAGAAGTCTGTATCTTCCATAGGGGGAGTGGGCATGCCAAATGCAATGTTGCCATCTTCAAGTTGCTCAAAGTTATCGAAGTCTGCATCTTCTTCAGTTACATCAACTTCTAGCTCCATGCCTTTGGATCTATCTCTAACCTTAAGGTCTACTTGATCCTCAATGGTGATTGCTTTCTCTATTGCCATTTATTTTTTCTCTATTCCAAAACCTTTTTTAGCTTCTCTGTTCGATGGGGTGTATTTTTTCTTTGCTTCTTTTGTTTTTTTATTAGCTAAAACAGTTCCTGTACCAGCTGCTGATAAAACAACTGCACTTTCTGCAAACTCTGAAGACCCCTCTCCATATTTAGCATCAATTTTTTTTTGAATTTTTCCTAAAGGTTCTTTAATAGCTTTAGCTATTTTTTTAATCTTGCTCATGATTTGTCTACTGTTGTCATTTATTTTCCTGTCAATGCTTTCCCAAATCCTTTAATAGCTATACCGCCACCTTTCATTTTCTTAACTGGCTTAACTGAATTAGCTTTGCCCATCTTTTTATCTATGGCTGCCTGTATCTTAGGGTCTTTTGATTTAAAAACAATCCTTCCAGTTTTAATGCCTTTGCTAAAGCTAGGAGAAAAATTATCTGACTCTAATAAATCTTGAGTAAATTTTTCTTTTCTTTTTTCAAACTCAGCTTTCTTCTTTATTTTTTCTGCAATTTCTTTAGCAGTCTTAGACACTGATTGGATTGTCTTTTTTTTCTTAGACATATTAACCTCTAATAATAAACTCGTTGTCTAGGAATTGGCTCTTCATCTTCTTCATCTGAATCCAATTTTACAAAGTTACCTTGACGAAATCTTAGTATAGCCTGTGTTGTTGAATCTACAAAATCATCGTGTTCACCGAAAGGAAAGGCTGCGCATTCCTCTATAACTTCCTCTGCATAAATAGCATCGGGAGCCCACACCATCCCTGCTTCAAACACAGGAGAGGCGCTGTGTACACGGGTGACTTTGTCCTTCCCTTTAGTGGGTCGGTAGTTCACCACAGGTATGCCCATCATTCTCAGCTCGTGCGTCAAAGGCGTACCACTTGCTTGAGATTCTATCAAGACAATGTCCGGTTGCCAATAGCTATATTCATCATAAGCTGTCGACTTAAGATCGGGAAAGTCCCAACGCCCACGTTTGGCATCGAGCAAGATAATAGATTCAGGTGCACCATCGCTCGGACGAAACACGCCCCAAGTGGTAATGGCGCTGTAGTCAGCAGTCTGCTTAGAACTAAAAGCGGTATCGTAAGACTGGAGTATGTACGAACAAGGAGGTGGATCATCGTGCTCCCACATCTGCCACCATTCGCGTTTGAGCAAAGCGCCTTCTTCAGAGGTAGGGTTTTGCATGTACTGGGCGTTCCACTTGGCCACAGGCAACGAAGCTTTCACAGACTCAAGCTCTTCAATCTTCCAGTACCCAGGCCACAAGGGTGTGTTGTCTTCCAAAATGGCAGGCAACTCTAAGATCTCCCATTGATCAGCATGGTCTTCGCTCATGCGCTTAATAAGTTTCTCAGTCAAATCTAGCGTTGACCAACGCGTCATGACAATCACAATGATACCGCCGGGCTGTAAACGCTGGCGCGGGCCAGAGGTATACCATTCATACGCTGACTCAAGGGCAGACGGAGACATGGCATCTTGCTCAGAGTGTGGATCATCAATGATCAGCAAGTCAGCGCCTCGACCCGTAATCGCGCCACCGACTCCAGCCGCAAAGTATTCACCGCCTTTGTTCGTCTCCCAGCGCCCGGCTGACTTAGAATCAGCAGACAGCTGTACGTTCTCAAAGATCTGCTTGTACTCATTGGTGTCCATCAAGTTACGCACCTTGCGCCCAAACCTTGCTGAGAGTTCCGCGGTGTGAGTGGTTTGCATGATTTTCATATCAGGACGCAGTCCCATGATCCAACTTGGGAAGAACACAGAAGCAAACTCGGACTTGGTGTGACGTGGGGGCATGTTAACGATCAGGCGCTTGCACTTGCCTTGGGCTACCGATTCGAGTTTTTGCGCGAAGAGCCTGTGGTGATCGCCTTCGATGAAGCCATCCCAGACTTGCTTGACGTAGTGAATGAAGTCTTTCTGAGCTTTGCCGCTGGTTTTAAGTTTCTTGATGCGATCTTGGATGGCCACTATCTCTTTTAGGGCATCATCTGGAACATGGTCTAGTTTTGTTTCTTTTCCCATCTAAATTTCATTTGTCCTATAACTGGTTGCCATTCTCTCCCTGGTCTTGTAGTCCAACCTTTGCCTTCTTTCCATCCGCCTGTTTCTCCAATCATTTTCCAACCAACAGCTTTCATGGTAGATCCAGACTCAGTTTGTAATGTATAGGTTATCATTCTTTTGCCACCCATTTGATTCCAAACTCTCCAGCACCTTCCATATAAAAATGAATTAGTATTTTTTGGAGCATCTTCTAAAACACAAGTTCTTGTTACTTCAGCTGTAAATCCATCGTCTAGCTTTCTTGCGACAGGCCTTCCAACAATTGATACTCCTACAAGTTTATCATCACAACTAGCTCCTAAACAAAACCTAGCTCCTTGAGCTTTTTTATTGTGTCTATGAAAATTTGTTACAAACTCATTTGCTTCCCTTAATGTTATGGGAATTATCTTTAGTCTCTCCAATGCACAGCTCTCTCAAAATGTTTTTTTCTGTGTGCAATATAGTACCCCAATAGGGGTCCCAAAAAAAGAGGGGGGGGGGGAAATGTATTTTTTTGTAAATTGTTTGTGCTGATAGTTATTTATACACCTCAGAAAAAAAACACACGCCCCTATATGTGGGGGTGGGGGTCAGCCAAAAAAAGCTGCAAAAAAATGGCACTCGATCCAATAGAGACCCAAGGTATGACGCTTAGTATGACATTTTATTATATGTATATTAGTTGTCACACAATTTGCTATTCTGTGTGTATTCATATAACATACGTAGTATGTTAACCAAAAAAGGAGGAATTAACATGAAGCAATTGGATAAAATAAAAAGTCTACAAGATCAACTTGTAGCAATGGAGACTAAAGAGATACGTAAGTATCTCGAGGTTAAGAAAACTATTGATGCTTTAAGAAGTGAGGTTAGAAAAGAAATGACATCACAACTTATCATCAAGCCCAATGGATTTGGTATCCCTAAGACTATGAAGTCTTGGACTGATTCCAATATGATTGATGCTCTCGTTTCTAAAGATAGAAAAAGCGTGAGTGGTGTTATTAAGGGTAACAAAGCATTAGCACTTGTTAAGCTTAGTCATCGTTCACCATTTGAGGTTAAAGCATCTACCATGTTAAAAATAGTGGGGTGGTCATAATGCCAAATCATACATCTAACTTCGTTGAAGTAGAAACAAATACAGGTTGCTCGAAAGAGCAACTTGCATTGCATAGCCTTAGAACCATGCTTTCCATTCATAGTGGAAAGTTTGATTTTAATGGAATGATACCAATGCCATCTGACTTAAAAGGAGCAATGGAGATTGATGACCCATTTGCTTTTGGCGATGGTGATAATTGGATGCTTAAAGATGGTCACCTTGTACCATCTGATCCACTCACTAGAAAGCGATGGATTAAAGAGCATGGTGCTGATAATTGGTATCGATGGAGCATAGATAATTGGGATACCAAATGGAATGCTTACGATGTTGATGTTGAGCTTGATGGCATGGATCGAATTCATGTCTCATTCTTAACTGCATGGTCATGTCCAACCAAAATCTATCTCAAGCTAAAAGAGTATTGCGATGAGCATAATCTATCTTTAGATTGGGGAGTGCAATTTGAGTTCGATGATGAATACTTCGATCTGAAAGAGCAAAACCTTGACGATGGGAGGTGGCAGTAATGGAAAGCTTTAATCAATTTGTTAAAGAGCTCAAGTCTATGGAGGGACTTGAGCGATTTAATTGGTATGTCCTGAAACCAATAGCACTTATGATCTGCATCCTAGTGGTTGCATTTATGTAGGATATGCCAACACCAACTAGGGGAGCAGTTGCTCCCCTTTTTTTTGCCCAGTCCAAAGCAGCTTTTCAGATTCCTGGCATGGCTCCTGATTTCAAATCTGGTAAATGCTAACGCTGAAGATCGCAAAAATTATTTGAACGCACAAGATCGCAAAAC